GAGAATAGAAAGACAGGGGGGGTAGCCGTCTGTGCTAAAAAAACCCCCTCATTGAGCGCACCTTTGCGTAGATTGCATGACTTACACAGCACCCTTAGATTATTAAGGCTGTGGTCTCCACCTGCTTTGCGTGGAATGATGTGGTCGATATGCATCTCGCCCTCATCTGTGCCACACAATTGACAAGCTCTGCCATCACGCATGAACACACGCTGTCGCTGTTCGCGATAACGCCTACTGTTCAGCTTGTCTAATGCCATCCCTTAGCCTTCCAATGTGCAAGGGCTATGCATGGTTCTCCATACCTATGCCCTATGTACTTCAATCCCCATTGTATCTGCTTGTAACCATCTACCCTAGACAGATACTCACTGCGCCCTTGAGGAATACCATGGTGCGATCCGTTACGAGCCGCTTGTCTCCAGTTGCTTTCCTTTGTATAGAGCTTATCTAGACACTTAAACTCTTGATAGTTATAGCCTAATGAATGTAATGCATATTCTTTATAGCTTACATATTGCACTGGTTTAGATCCACCTGCTTCAGGCACAAAGCATAGAGCTATCCCAATAGCTACTAGCACCCCGCAAGCTACGCCCCTCAGGGGCTTGCGGTGAGCCTTTGAGAGGCTCTGCGCCGTTAGCGTACCATACATGTCAAGTATGTGCATAAGTCGTGTCCTTTCTACGTTGAAAGTGAAGTTATGCCCTTAGTTATCCACAGATGTTAATAACTCTAATGCTCGATAGGCTTGCTGTGGTACAACGCCATTACCTAACATTTTTAACTGTTGAGTTCTAGATAATGATGATCCCGTTACCCAACCTATTGGCAAACCCATCATATATTCAACAAACTTTGGATTCAATCTATTTGTTTCCAAAACATGCGGTAATTCTTGTTGAGCCATTTCATTTCTCGTCCTGAAACTATTGGTGCAATGTGATCCATTGTCCTCAACCCTGGTGATTGTCTGCGAGTGTCTGCTGCTGTTCCCTTGTGAGAATCTGTTGTCAATGGGGTAGGCAATAATGAATATCCTTGCTCTTTGATGGGGAGCACCAACGCTTGAAGCTCGTATAACTTGCCATTTTGCGTCATACCCGATTGAGGTAAGCATCGCAAGAACTTCTTTGAGTCCGAGGCTGAGATGTCCTCTGACATTTTCCAAGATGACCCATCTAGGTTTAAGTATGCTAATAGCTTCCAAGATGTATGGGAAGATGTGTCTTTCATCGTCTGTACCCTTTCTGTAACCTGCCTGGCTAAATGGCTGACAAGGATAGCCAGCAGTAAGAATGTCAATAGGCTCTATTGCAGCCCAATCGATATTTTTAATATCACCATAGTTAGGAATGTTGAATCGTTCCTCAATTAATTTGCTTGCGTGTTTATCAAACTCTGCGCACCATACTGTTTTAGCTTTAAAGAAGGCTTCTACTGCCATATCTAAACCACCATAGCCAGTGCATAATGATCCGATCTTCAATCTTTGCCCCATCCCTTGCCCTTGAAGTGAATAGCCGAAGCGCTAAAGCCTTTGATCATGGGAGCATTGCATAACTGGCATGGCACTATTGGTCTACTGTCGAATCCATGAGTGACTTCTTGAGATAGATTGCAGGATTGGCATCGGTAGTCATAGGTTGGCAAGTTAAGCATCTCCTGATCATGTATGACCCACATCCAGAACATCGGTCTATGTCTGCTTCTGTAGGTTGATTGTCTAAGTGACCGTATTTTAATATGAGTAGTGGCAATAGATCAGCTAGTCGGATAATGCAGGCATACTCCGCTGCATCTTCTCCTTGCCCATTTAGCCGTATGACTCCGAATCCTAATTCCCCCGAAATAGATGTCCGAGCCTTTAACTGTTTAATGTAAGCAAGCGGTTGAAATCCAGCGCGGGCTTTGACTTCAACATCGAACGGCACATTAACAATATCCTTGCCACTACCCCTTCCCACACATGCGCCTGACCACTGAGTCGATAGGTACTCAGCTACAACACGCTCTGTCCGGAAACCTCTGTGCTTTCTTGCTTGACTAGCCATTGACTGCTGTGCATTTACCACATTGCCAAATAACAATGCCATTGACTGAGTCAGAAGATATATTCTCTAGCTCACGAATCTGCACTGGTTCATTGCATAGCTGACAGGCAATGAAGGCTGACATCAAGTCAAGCCATTCACCATTGATCTTAATTCCTACATGTCCCATTTTACACCTTTGCTTTCTGTGGATGCCATTTACCATCGCTACCTATGTTGTACCAGATTGGTGGACAATCAGATTTAATTCCACCTGCGTTCATTTGATTGCACTGATAACCGCCCCATGCTCTGCCGTTCTTCTCACCTTCACGCCATCTCATGTGTCCATGCTTGCATTGTGGTGCTTCTTGTGCTTCACCTGTACCTAGTATGTCCTGCACTAAGTTTAGAGCTTTGTCCAGCGTAACTGGAGCATCAACTACCTTTATGTACTCATTGACTGGAGTAGTCCAGTAATCCTGCACATCTGCAACAGCAGGCTTAACAGGCTTCTGTGCTACTACCTTGCTCATTTCTTCGCGGCTAGGTCTTTTTCCCTTAGGAGCATAACCTGCATTTGCAAGTGCTCTGCCGATTGCCGAAGTCTCACAATTCTCCAATGCTGAAGTCTGATTGACGCCTCGACTAGAAACTGTCTCTTCAGCGTACCCTGTCGCCCAAGCAACGCCATCGCTAGCATCTTTGTATAGGTACGCTTTAACAATGTATCGAGAAGCCTCGACCACTTCCAACTCAGTTGCAATGCGAAACGAAGGGTAATCCTTAATAAACTTTTCAAGTCGAACCTCCACTGGTTCATAGTCGGCTAAATTAAACATAGAGTTCGTTCTCCTCTGTGGCCAGTTGGCCTCCGAGTGCGCCGTAGCTGCACAAATCTACCCAGTTATCTATGTGCTGTGCAGATTGATTAGTCCTAGCCAGTTTAACCAAGACCATAATGCCTGCCACCTGATAATTATGGATCGGCATCTCCAAGTATGCACTTAACAGCATAGCGGTGTGTTCTAAGTTATCGGCAGGATGTCCATACTGAAGCCCACGATCTCTAATTGTGTCGGTGGCTGTTAGTAATATTTCATTGGCTCTCATTTATCGGCCAAGCTGCGACCTAGATTGCGAGCCTTGTGCCAGCCTTCTCTGCGACCATCCTTAAAGCCTTGTGAATACCATAGAACATTGGAAATCAAAAGCAATCCAATCATCCCTATAATTACTACTGAGTTGATCATTGTGTACCTATCTGTAGCAGTGCCCTTGACTGCTTACAAACTTAGAGTCTCATGCCTATCCGACAAAGTCACGGACATTTAGGTAACGAAACGATAACGATTTCTAGGCGTACAACTTTCCGTACAATGTAAATGATCCATCTTTATTAATCGGCACCAGCATGGTACTAACGCGATCTCCATGTGTCTCTATGACTGCCACGCTCATCTGCCAATTAGCCGCTCCTGCCTTGAGATAAGACGCCTTTTTCTTATCCATGATGTTTCCCGCTTCGAGCCCCCACAAAGTCCTGTATGAGGCTCCTAGACCCTCTGTATAGGCACTTATGCCTGCTCTGTGAGTGTGTCCACAGACTACAGATTTGCCAAACTTTTTAGCCAAGCCAAGAGCTGTAAGTCCGGCATTAGAGTTCATCGATCCTTCATCGCCATGGACTAAGACCCATCCTCTGTGGAACTCGAACGGCTTCTTATGAAAACGTATCCCCAAGTTTGCGAAATCCATAAAGCGGGAGTATTCGAGTTCTGGAAGTCCGATGAGACTAGGAGCTCCTCTAACGAGAGTGTGGTACAGACGATCGGTATGGTTGGATCTTGTAATGTCGGTTGTCTTGAGATCCCAAAGGATGTTTTGAGCCAGACTTCTATCGGCATCTAATTGACCCTCATATTCTAGGTGTGTGCCTTTAGCCCACTTTGACTGGGATTGCATATCAAGCTCATCGCCTGTATTGAGTACGAGATCAAACTTCTCTCGATTGACTAACTTGATCAGATTCTTAACTGCTGCTTCATGGTGAAATGGAATTTGTAAATCAGAGATCACCAAGTAGCGTTTCTTAGTCATCGTCCTCATCTACATAATCGCCTAACTTCTCAGGCGGCACTCCATCTGGCAAGATCCAATGAGGATAAGCCTGTGGCTCTGTAATCATAAACATGGCAATATCTTCTGCAAAGCCTGCTCGTTTGAGAGAAGTAAAATACTCATAAAGCCCAATGCAGTAAGCATCTAGTTTTGAGTAACCTTGCTCCTCTAATGCCTTAGTTGCTTTTCTTGCCATGAGATAATTGTTACCTCTCTAAGAGCTGAATTACAGTTTCGACACGCGCTTCAAGTCTAGTCATTCTATCGTTCATCGAACTTCCGCCATTGGGCTTGAGTTCTACTAGGTAGTGCTTTACTAACCATCGCACCGAGCCAATAAATGAACCAATAACGGTCGTGGCAGCAACAGCAAGAGCCGCCATGTCGATTGCACTCATTACTTCTTAGGTGTTGCATACCCGAATACGCCAGATAACACTGCGAATAGGATTGCACGATAGTCGATGTCAAAGTTAGTGGCTGACCATGCTGCTAGGAATGCACCTGCTGCAAGGATTGCTGGATTTTTGTAGTTCATTATTCTCCTAGTTTGGCTAGTTCTTCTTGGTGGATCTTGATTGCATTGTCAAGGATTGCTAGAGCATCGTCAGCAGCTTTGATTGCTTCTGCATTGTCTCCTGCAACCTGCTTGTTGATTGAGTGCTGATATGCCTCTGAAGCAAACTGCGCAATGCGCTGCTCCAAGATTGACTTCTTCTGTTCGTTGCTGAGTAGTGATGAGTAATCCATTATGCTGCTCCTAGTGTTGTAACTGTGCCTGATGAGCCTCTGTATTTCAGAGCCCCTGCTTCTACATAAATAACGCCCCCGCCTGATGGATTAGTGCTTGGAGCTGTTGTTGCATTAGAAATGAAACCTACATTGACTCCACCGCCATAAGAACCAGCAGAAGAAGTAAAAAATGCAATGTTTCTGTTTGACTCAAATCTCGCGCAAGTCAAACCACCGCCACCAATAACTGTACCGTTGCCACCTGAAAGATCAAGACCGCCAACAAATAATCCTGAACCTGCCGCTGTAACTTTTGCCAGCACCGTTCCTGCACTGTTCTGCCACTCTTGAAGATTGGCAGTCTGAGATGCTGCACCTTTTACCGTCATCGGCACCTGTGAAGCAACAATTTGTCGAGCAACCATTGCCTGATTGCTACCTATTTGCTGAGCAGTAAAGTTTCCATTGCCATCAAATTGAGTAGTGGTAGATCCAGCAGAACCACCAAGAAAAGTACCGTTGCCTCGTAATACTCCATCGGATCCAACTCTTGCCAGCACCGTTCCTGCACTGTTCTGCCACTCTTGAAGATTGGCAGTCTGAGATGCAAAACCTTTAACAATTAAGCCTACTG